TTATTGAACTGGCTTTATTTGTTGTAATTCTGATTTCGATTCATTGTGCAATGTGTCTATTATAGTTCCAGTTCTACCTGTCTTATCTATTGCAGACTGGCTATAACCGCACAAAGAACAAATCAATATAAAATATGATACTATCACTATTATACCAACTATAAACCGACCAGTTTTACGGTAGTGTGTCCAACTTATCCTCTGAACTAACAATGGGGATACAAATAAATACGAAAAAGCAAATAGCAATAGTAATATGCCTAGCCCAATAGTATTAGTTATTAACTGATACAGATTAAGAGTAGTATTATTTATGAAAATATTCACAATTCCAAAAAGGAAAGTAATAGCAGCTATAAATATTGCTATCGAATCATAAGCCTTTTTATCTGAAGCTTTAATATCTTCTTTTATCTGTGTTATCTCTTTCCTTTCCATTGATAAATCACAACGAAACCTCAAATACTCCTTAGTCCTATTAAATTGTTCTAATCGTTCTTTCAATGTATTATAGTTAATATATCGAGCATAAGCCGAAGGCATAAACAGCCTAATAGACCCATCGCCTACACTACACATTGACTCTTCGAATGGTAATTGAAAAGGAAAAAACTGATGAGAACTACTCCAATCATAAGCCTCTTTGTATAAAAGAATAACCCGGTTAAGTTCCTCCAATTTATCTTCTATAAGTCTATTATCAAAATCATCTTTTCCAATATGTAGTTCAATACATCTAATAATTGCTTCAATAGCCTTCTCGTATGGATGGAAATTTTTCACTCCAGTCTTTGCCTGTATATGCTCTATATGCAGCAGTTTCTCTTTTATTTGCCTCAAATTAGGTTCACATTTTTGTATATAGAAAGAAAAACAACAATTGTGCAAGAAATTAAAAATAGAATTTAAAGAAAATTTATTATATTCTTCTACTGAATTAGCCGGACTTATAAATGCTTGTGTATCTCGTCTTATTTGATAAATATTAGAAAACTGATTTAACACAAACCACATCTTGTCAATATCGGATTTGTCTGTAAAATTCTGTTTGTAATATTTCATCAATAATACAAATGATTTCAGATTAGGATTTATTCCATTAATATCAGCCAACAATTCTTCTGCTTTAGATGCTGAATTGCATTCTTCTTTTACAAATTCATCATAAGACCCAATATTCATTTCCATTGGGAATATCAACTCAACAGCAGACTCAATATTATAATAGAAAGGAGTTTTCTTTATCTTACGTATGATAAAATGACATTTTTGGAGCAGTATTGATAAAATCGCTTTTCTTTCAGCGCTACCTTCACTCATATACTCCATTAATCTATTTCTAATTATAAGTATATCCTGAAATTCATCTTCATTTGCAGGAAATTGATAATCATAGATACATAGAGGTATAACAATTTCCGAAAATAATATAAGATCATTATCTGTCGCTTCTTCTTTCTTTAACCTGTAGAATCCGTATTTATATTTATCCTCTTCTGTATTAAATTTCTTTTTCGTGGCTATTATAAAAGAATTGTAACGTTTTAAGGAATTATAGATTGAGTAATTCAAATCTCTATAACTTGACAGCAACTTGTCTACTTTTTTGTTTCTTGATTCCGAAGGAGCATATTCCACCGCTGCTGTTTTTTCCAAAAAGCGATTTAATACATCAATAAAATTAGGAGTACCAATGTATTCACCACTAATAATAGATTTGCTCAATTGAATAAAGCACACCTCAAAAAAACTGTCTATTTGAGATTTTTTATCAAACAATACATTTTCATCTTCGCCATCTGGCAACCAAGATTCAGAAAAATCTGATAAAAATTGATTATAACATTGTTCTAATATGCTATGCATTATGCGTGATTTTACTCAAAGTATTTATTTCTATCGTTCCGAATTGAATCTACAGTCATTTTATAACTTGACATATCCATTAACTTAGCAAAATTTATAGACTGCTTCCAGCTTTCCCACTTATGTGTAATTTTCACCAAATCAAAAGCGTTCAATAAGATAAGATGTCTATTTTTCATTTTCAAAGCATCAATAGCATCCTTTACAAGACTATAATCATCCACATTGTAAAGTAATGTCACATTTTCTTTTTTAGTAATAGATCTTTCAGTTATAATATAAGATGGCAGTTTTTTATCTTGAATAGCATTATATATATCACTTTCCACAGGGCCATATGGCAATGCATGAAAATTATCAAAGATATCTAATAAATCCCTAGCACCTTCTTCCTTAGGAACTGCGGTCAAAAACAGAAGTTTGAGCATAGACAATTTAGAACAGTTCTCGAATCCTTTATTCTGCTCTTTATTCTCTTCATTATACCAATTCTCAAATAAGGATAACATATAATCAAATGCATATATCTTGCTCATAGTTCTTATTTATTTCATCATAATAACGCTGTTCTTGACTAATTATTACAAATTAAGAACACGAATAGTTTGATGTATTATGCAGTATTAGCACAAAACAGCACAATTATGCTGCAAAAGTAGCGTAATTTCTCAAAAGTGAGCATTATTTAGCTAATTAATTACTCAATAATGCTGCCAAACATACATACTTTATATATAGATATTACTTAAAAACACATCATTTCTACACCTTCATTTTCTCACTCAATCCCAGACTTCAGATTAAAGTCTACCACTGCAAAAGGTTATAACTCACCCCAACACCAACATACCATCCATCCGGATAACCATACCCAGCCTGCAAACCAAATCCCCACCGCTTCTTCTTCGGTTTAACAACCACCGAATGATAGATGTCATTCGTCACCGTCTGATACACAGTTCTTGGGAATATCTGTAAACTATCCAGCCGAGGGTCAACATATCCGCTCACCACAGCACGATACGAGCTGTCTCTATATATCACTTGCTTACGATGAAGCAAGGTATCACCTATCCGTGTCGTATCATCCGGCACGAAACGCCAGAACACAGCCATCGGTGCAGAGATAAGAACAGTATCTACCTTGACAACCGTCTTTATCTTCGTCTCTACACGAACTTCAGCCGGAGGCTGCTCATGCGGATGGAACCAAGCCGTCACACAAGCAATTGCCAGCAGTACAATTAATATCCACGGTAACTTTTTCATTCCTCGAACCTTAAATCGTTTATACGGTTCATCCACCCCCGTTTGAATTTATTGTTCGCCGGACGAGAACGGCATATATCCTCGATGAAATCGAACCGTGCAATCTTAATCATGTCGAACAACTCACGCGGGTTCCTGGCATTCACCGCAGCAATGGTCTTGGGACCTACTATTCCATCCACTGTTACACCAAGCAAACGTTGAGGTATCTTTATCCCATGCGCACCGGATGCCCACACCCAATCAACCAATATATTAGCAACTGATTGCGATTTAATATCGTCAGCTTTCCATCTGTCCCAATAATGCGGCTTGAGCACCCGGTTAACGACATCCTCACGGGTAAGCAGATGCAGGTCATCCACGTCTATATCACCATCACCATCTTTATCATATCCTACTTGTTTCCAAGTGGAAATAGTAACCCCCATATTCGTAGCCCCTCCCAAATCGTCAGGGTCATTTACAAAACCGCCTTCCCATTTGAAAATCCACGGCGCTAATTTATACACATTCGCCATTCTTATTTTCCTCCTTGATTTTTGGTTTTACATAAAAATACAATATATTTGCAAACGCCTTTGTTTAAACTTTAAGTTGTGTAGTATTAAGGGAAAGGGAGCCGTTGTGAAACACCTTCCTTTCCGCGAATCAGTAGCCGTTTTGCGGTTCTCTGTCACCGCATTTCTTCCTCTCACACCGTTTAAGCGCCAGTTCCAGTTTTAAGTCAGAATTAGCCTCCTTCAGTGTAAATAACTCATCCTGCACCTTACGGAGCCGGTCTGTCTGCTCCACAAACCGCTGTTCCTTCTCCGAAAGCTGCTTCTGCAGGAACTCGTTGTACTCCCGTAATGCCTTGAACTCCTCGACATCAGCATGCGCGTCCTCAATACGCGCGTTGGTCTTACGGGACATCCACCACTTGATAAGCTGCTTGATGCCCTCGATGCCACCGAGGGCGGTCATCAACATAACCCAATCATTCATATCCATTTCACCAATTCATTTAATAATCTACTAATAACCATTTCTTTGTCCGACACCGCACAAATGTACATCAGACGAAATCAAACAAGTTGTTGAATTACAATTTTCCACTGACATTCCGTGACAGCAAAAGTAATTGCTTCCACAACCTTGAAAAAGGACATAAAAAAAGAGCTCGATGACAACATAAGTTGCCACTAAGCTCTTGGTTATGAGGCAAAGATACTAATAAATAATGTAAAGCAAAACTCCTATGAGATATTTTTACCAGAGTATCTACCAAGACACGGTGGATGCACTGAGGGAAATTTTCAACCGGCTTAATCTCATCATTGACGGAATCGCTTGCGTGAGAATAGCTGACCCGGAAATATTGAGAATCTTGAAAGAGAAGCTGGATGTAGATAACATTGGTGCAATTAGTGAAGAGTATATAAAGAATCAGATTTCCATTACCAATGCGTGGTTCCAAGCAAACAAGTCAATCAAGACATTCGATGAATTTGGATTGATGAATGCCACGTTCGGAAGCGATGACATATTCGGGGATTGTTCTTCTTTGGAAAGCATTAGAATTCCTCATTCTATAGATAGCATACCGATTGGTTGTTTCAAGGGATGCGTTAAACTGAACAATGTTGTTCTACCGAAAGGGATAACCTTTATTCTGGCAGATTCATTTTCAGGCTGTTCTGCATTGAAAGAAATTTCTATTCTTGATACAGTAACACAAATAGAGGCAGGAGCATTCATGGGTACAAAACTTGAGAAGGTGGATTTACCTGAAAGTGTAACCGGCATAGGTTCGTCTGTATTCAATGGCTTGACTTCTTTGAAAATCATGATAATCAGGGGGCACGTAGTGAGAGGTGATGCTCCCAAAAACAACCTGTTCAAATGCTGGGAAAATTGTACGGGGTTGGAATCATTCGTCATGATGTCAGAAGCGCCTATGGAATTTGGATTCTGGATGATGAATGGCACTACATGCACAGTATATGTACCGGACACAGCAGTAAATACATATAAAGCAGCAAACGGTTGGAGTAGTTTGGCCAGTAGAATTCGACCGTTATCAGAGTATAAGGGTGAATTATAATAGAAAATTATACTGCGGTATCAAATTGGTAGAACCACTATTGGAACTCCCGGAACACTACGAAGAAGTGGATATGCCGGAGGGCTTTTCAGAGGAAATGCCACCAGAATAGCCTGAAAAGAACGGCGGAGAGAAAGTTTCTCCGCCGTTCTACTAATTTTCTACCATTTCACTTATTGGACGAATATATGCCGCCCACTTGCTCCAACCGGAAGCTGTCTTGTATGCACTAACTGATGTGTCCGGAACATAAATGTTGGGAATCTGGGGAGCATTGAGCAGTGTCCAGTAATCGGTCGACGGAGGTGTTGATGTTCGTATTATCAGGGTCTTTAACAGAGGACAATTCCCCATACCGGTCACCGACACGGCATTTTCCCCGATTTCCACACGGGTCAGTCGTGGCATATCCCCCAATCCGCTAATTGCTGTGACATGGGGCGGATATACGAATTCCGAAATTCCGGTGCCGCCGAAAGCGCCAGACTCAATAGTTGTCACTGTGTCAGGAATGGAAATTTCTTTCAACGCCCCACAATTGTAGAAAGCCTGCTTTGAAATAGTGTCGCACCCATTGCCTATTATGCATCTTTCCAGAGAGACGCATCCGTAAAAGTATTGGTATCTGATATTCCTGTTTTCCGGCAATTCGATACTTTGCAAAGACGTACATCCGGTAAACAGATTATTGGACGAGGTGGTGAAATTTAGCCACTTGAACTCATTGAACGAGACAATCCGCGTATTGTTTGCAAATGTGCCGGCATTGATTACCTGTTGAACGGCCGCTTCCTCTTCCGTTATATAGCCGTCCTTGTCGGCATCCCATATGCCAAGGCAGATGCGCCGGGCTTCCGCGTCCTTGAAATGAATGGCCGCTTCACCGACAAGTACCAGATTCAGTCTGTTGAATACACTTCTCAGTGCATCCACCGTGTCCTGGTAGTACTTGGAATGCACAGTAATGGTGCCTTCCAGTACCGGTATCGGGTCTTCGCCGGACAGTCCC